GTTCCAATCGCTCGGCCTCACAAGAGCCGTGGCGTTGGTCGTCGCGGTCAGTCCGTTGCTGTCAAAGACGGTCACCGTCCCGGTAAAGTCCGGGATGATGTTGGACTTGATGTGGGAGACGGCCAATTAGTGGACCTCGATGATCTTACCGTCCGGTCCTCTTACTGCCTTTCTTGGCTTGGTGACTGCCGCGATCAGTTCCTTGTGCGATGTGGTCTGAGCGTCGATCAACTTGCCTAGGTTATCGTTCACCGCATCCACGATCTGAGCAAATGGCGTACTGGGCTTGGTCGAGCCATCAGGACCAACTTCGGTCGCATCGGTCGTCGCTGACATGGCAGCCGTCTGCAGGCTGGTCTTTGCGCTGATCTCAGCCACCAAGACCTTCGTATCGCTGTCCAGTTGGGCTTTCCAGCGGTCGAACTCCATCTGTTGTGCGGCTTGGGCTTGGGCGTACTGGGCCTTCATCTGCTCGAGCGCGGCTTGGTGTTGGCGCTCCATCTCCTTGCTCTGTGCTTCAGCCTGCAAGCGCATCTGTTCGAGCTGGCCGTCCGCCTGGGCTTTACCTTGCGCGATCTGCATATCCGCCTGAATCCGCGCCTGATCCGACTGCTGATCGGCTTGGATCTTCATCTGCGTCGCCTGTTGGTCGGCTTGGACCTTCATGGCGTCAGGATGGGGAGGCGGGTTAGCCGCCTGCTGCTGGGCCATCGCTTTCATCTGCTCGGCGGCTTGGTCAATGGTGCCTTCCAGAGACTTACCCACTCGGAACCCGGTCACCCCGAACTTCAACATTTCCACCCCAAGCGGGATGAGTTGCGGCGCCATTTGCCCAGCCTGGACCATCTTCTCGACGAACTGGGAAGTAGCCGACAGGAACTCCATTCGGTCGCTTTTCTCTTGCTGCTCGTCGAGATAGACCATCGAATCAGACGCGACCTCGATCCGGAACTGCTCCGTACTGCGGTCCTTGAGCAGATGCAGCGCCGGCAGGATCATTTGCTGATCGGCCTGGCTCAATTGCTCGACGCTGGCGATCTTACCAATGGTTTCAGGGCTGAAGTGGTCGCAGATGATTTGCGCCTTCAATCTCAGCAGGTTCGATGCGAACCTCTCGACCTCATCCTGGTAGACCTTGAGTCGGAGCGAAGCGTAGCTATTCTTGATCTGCTGGGCGGTCGCGGTCTCGCTTGGGGCGGTCTGACCTCGCAGGATGTCGCTGATGCCTGTCAGCTCGTAGATTTGCTGCTTGATCTGCTCGAAGGCGACATAGGCGTCTTTGAGAGCCGCAGCCACGGGCTGAATATCAACCAGATCAATCGAGCCCTTGAGGCCCTGCTTCTCCGCAAACGCAGTCCACTGGTTGACCGGGATCAGGTTGGTATTCTCACCCTCACTAAATAGCCTCGCGATCTCCGGCTGGCTGGCGTCATAGACACCCATCACCTTCAGGGCCTTGACCAGACCATCGATCCGCTCGGCCAGGGTATCCAGTTCCCTCGCCTGATCCTGATACATGGTGTAGTCAGGCAGCGGGATCAGGTTGTCCGTGGTCAGCGTGGCATAGATCGGCCTTGGACATGGGAAGAAGTCTTCCAGACCAAGAGGATCTGGCTTCTGGTCGATGATCTTGCCTAGGCTCTTGCTGATCCAGACGGCTTGTCCGGCTTCCTTGTCCCAAATCTCGAAGATCAGGGCCAGTTTCCCTACGTTGTCGCCCTCGGCATTGGACTTCCACTTGCGCTCGTCTGGCGTCGCGTCCATGGGGATCTTGTCTCCCCAGTCCGGGAATCGTTCCAAGACAGCTTTGCGGGTCATGTAGACCCGGCGCCAGACAATCGAGCATTCTTCCCACGTCCGGGCTACTTGGTGCCCGAAATCTCTCCAGTGCACATAGTCCACGGGGCAAGACTCGATGATCTCCTGCAGGTTGTCGATGTCCTCGGTGACCTGCTCCTCGCCCTCTTGCTCGGGCTCCTTCATCTCGTAGCGCACCCAGGCTACGCCACGTCCACCCAGAAACCTATCGTAAATGCACTGCCTGATCGACGCCCCGAAGTCGCTATGGTGCTTGACCTCATATTCGAGAGCCCGCTCAAGAATCAACGCAGCGACCCGCCCGACGGGATCGTTGTCCTTGAACCTCCTGGACACGTCCGGCATAGGCATCCGGCTAAAGGTCGCGGCTTTCAGGGTCTGGACGTTGCTCCAAAGGATGTTGAATCGCGTCTTCCCGGCCCGGATGGTCTCTTTTTCGTCATCCCGGTAGGTCTTGATGATCTTCTCGACGCGATTCTCCCAGCGCTTGAACTCACGCTCATACGCCGAGATTTGGCGTAGGTAGAACTCGATACTAGGCTCGGCCATTTAGCCTTGCGCCCACAGCACGGTGATCTTGGGGTTAGTCCCTGCCGTCACCACACGCAGCCCGTTCACGAAAGCCCCTGGAAACGAATAGAACCCAGTCGCGGCCAGCACGGTCGTATCCAGGATCGGCGTCCCGGAACTGGCGGTGTTGTCATACACCTGCACGCTCGGTGTCGTGCCTGAGCTGACCCAAAACCCAGCCAGCGTGCCGGTGCCCGTGAATACTTGGGTGGTGGTGGCCGACGTGATCGGGGTCGCGTTATAGGCATTCATCTCGACCATCTAGATTCTCCTGTTGCCACGCTGGGCGGTTTTCCACAAATCGTTAAGCGGAGGCAGTTCGAATCCGTATTTTGTACCTTTTGCCTCAAAAATGGGTGGTTTTTTCTCTTTTGTAAGCACTTCTTCGCGCCAAATCACTGCCAGCATTCTAAACGCGTCTGCAGCGTGGCTGGTCCAATCGTGCAGCGGTTTGTCCCTGAAGACCTTCTTCTCCTCATCGAACTCGCGCTGGTACTGCTTCAGGCTCTCGACGCCCTCTTCGGTCTTTTCCCGGTCCCACAAGCATCTTGGCAGCATCAGGCGGACAGCCTGCACGCCGTCCTGAATGGACAGGTTAGGCACGATCCGTAGGTTCTTGACCTCAAGGTGTTCCCCGAGCTGCTCGACCATGCTTCGGTTGCTTATCAGGGTCTTGGCCCTGGCGTCATGGGGCAGCCAGTGGAGCCCGTATCGGTAGGGTTTGTCCCTGATCAGATCGGCGTAGAACTTGACGTTCTTGCCGCTCGAGGCGTGGTAATCGATCAGCCTGACCTCGCCCGCTATCACCTGATACCACCAGATCGCGGTGTCGTCGGTATAGCCTATATCCCAAGCGGTATGGGTCGGCCAGGCCGGATCGTAGTCAACCCTCGTGATCCTGCCCTGGTCCTCGGCCTCGCGCATCTCGACACCGTAATATGCTCCCAAGATGGCCGCTTCGAACGAGCATTCCATCTCTTGCTCGTACTGGTCGGGCGTCATGGTTCTGCGGGCGTCAACCAGCTCATCTTGGTCGATGAGCCCTGTCTGACTAGCTCTCAGCGTGGCTACAAACCATCCTGCGGACTGGGCGTGTCGGAACACATCGTAGAACTGGTTGTGTCCCTTGGGCGTCCCGATGAAGATTGCCCAACCTTTCCTATCGGCCAGAAGGGGCCGGATGATCTCGCCCCAGACCCGGGGTCGCATATCGGCGTATTCGTCGAGCACAACGCCGTCCAGGTACAGGCCGCGCAGAGCATCGGGGTTGTCTGCCCCGAACAGTCGAATGCGCGCCCCATTGATGAGTTCGACCCATAGTTCGCTGGCATTCTGGCTTGTCCTTACCGGGTCGCTATATCGCAGCAGGTAGTCCCACCCGATAGCCTTGGCCTGGCTATGGTAGGGCGCGATGTAGGCGTATCTTCCGTCTATCTTGCCGTCCTCGAAGGCCCTGCGGATCAGGTCGTTGATGCAGGCTACGGTCTTACCTGCTCTACGGTGGGCGATGATGCAGGCCCAGCGCTGCTCACGTTCATGAAAGTCGTGGAACTGAGCCCGAGGGGTATAGTCGATCTCGTGGACTACTTCTTCCACTGGACGACGTGTGTCATTGGGGCGTTGGGGTCGCCGCTTATGGTCACTGCGCTCACATCAGGCAGGCTCTTTCTTAGCAGGATTTCCGCTGCCTTCAGCCGAACTGGAGAAATCTCTTTAGAGTCTTTGCTAAGTGCTTGATTTTCCAGCACTTTTATCAATTGAGCTACTTGAATCTTAGCTCTAATGTCGTCCTGGTGCAGTTTACCCATCGGACGCCCGCGCGTAGCCATAAATCACTTCTTTTTCTGTGCCTGACGCTGTACTGACAGAGCAATAGCTACTGCCTGCTTTTGGGGTTTACCCGCAGCGATCTCGCGCTTGATGTTCTGAGGTACAGCCTTGGGGCTGGGAGATTTGACGAGTGGCATGGTTAGCTCCGAAAAGAGCCCGCCGACCCGGGCCAGGAGGAGAGATCGCGGGCCGGCGCCGCAATGGCTGAGGGCAAGGCATTATGAGTCGATCCGCTTGATTATGTCTAGGGCTTGGGTCTGATCGCTTATCACCCATACCGTTCCTCCAGACCAGGCATCGGCCCATTGGCGCTGGTCGGGTGTCAATAATCTAGCGCTAGGCGGCTTCTTGCCGTCTTTCACTTCCATCAAGATCGTGCGACCACGATAGCCCACCAGCAGATCAGGAACACCACCCCCGATAGATGCCAGGCTTGTAACTGTGCATCCTACTTGTCTGAGCATATCGACTATCTCTTGCTGGTTGGCGTCCACCCGTGGCCTTTTTCGCATAGCCTATGCCACCAGACACGCACCGTGGATCGTGCAGCGTGCGCCTCGAGCGATGCCCGCTTGCAGCTGGCTCCGGTAGCTATCAAGACGAGAGCGCACAAGACTCTCGCATTGGGCATCTGCCCTCGGGCCAGGCCACTTTTGTAGCGTCGATCACTGGAGCGTTCTTGTGGTCCCGCCTCGCATTGTGGCTCAGTGGAATCGGCATGTTCACTGTCCATCTGCGGCATGTTGGGCATTGTGCAGTGGCGGGTTCAGGAACACAACGGGTCATCGCCTCATCGCCTCTATGCTGGAACGTAACTGTGCCTGATATATCGCCTCGCGGTCC